TTTTTGATCAGGTAGCGATGTATAATAACACGGTATTGAATCCAGACTGGCTGGCTGAATACTTTAAACACAAAATTGAAACAAAAAGTTGAGCATGTTCTTACCTATAAATTGTAAAACTCATTTTAGTTTGCTGAAAGGCTATTCTAAAACCGATAAACTTGCAGAGAAGTGCGCAGAATATGGATATACTGCTTGCGTACTATCAGATATTAACACGCTTTCCGGCGCTGTTGATTTTCATCAGTCATGCAAAAAGCATGGAATCAAGCCAGTAATAGGCTATGATACTGGCGATTTTATGTTGATAGCAAAAAACAAACAAGGATGGCTAGATTTAATTAAATATTCTTCTGGCGACAAAACTATTGATGATCTAAAAGCAGTTTCAGTCAATGCTAATGTTATTTTTATTTGCGCAAAAGAAAACACCGCATATAAAAAGCTATGGCATAAGAATTACTACTGCTACAACTATAATAAAGATGCAGTGTATTATGTAACTAAAGACGAAGCAGAATTACACAGGATTATCTTGTGTTCTGGCATGAAAACAAATATGCCAAAAGTAACAGCTAAACTGCAAAAAGGAGAAGATTTTGACAACAAAGACTTTTTTACAAAAGATAGCTTTCATTTAAAAAAACCAAAAGAAGTTCCCGCCAAACACAAGCCGCTCTATGATGCGGTCATGTCTTGCGAAGAATATGAAATCACTGGCAAGCCAATGCTTCCAGAGTTTGATGTTCCAGAAGGTTTTGACAACAATGAATATCTTAAAGAGTTGTGTCGTCATGGGTGGAAAAGCAAGCTGGGCAGAACCGGAAAAGTTAGCACGCCAGATAAGAAACAGGAATACTTAGAAAGGGTTAAGCTTGAGCTTGAAGTTATATTCAAAGCTGAACTTAGCGGTTATTTCTTGATTGTTCAAGATATCATTAACTATGTTAAAAACCAAGGATGGTTAGCAGGACCGGGAAGAGGCTCTGCTGCTGGGTGTCTTGTTTCATACCTCCTGGGAATTACAGAAGTTGACCCCATAGAATTTGATTTATTGTTTGAAAGATTTTACAATGAAGGAAGAAACACAGAGGATCATGTTTCTTTGCCGGATGTTGACATGGATGTTCCAGCAGAACATCGAGATGAAACCATTGATTATATCAAAGAGAAATATGATATAGAAAAAGTTTCTCAAATGGTCACGTTTGGAAAGCTTCAAGGGCGAGCGGCAATTAAAGAAGTATTAAGAATCAATGATGCTGTGTCTTTTTCGGAAATGAACGCTATAACTGATAGTATTCCAGACGAAGCTAAGATTTCTGACCAGCTAGAGCTAATGGAAGATAAATCTATCATTAGATGGGCGCTTGAAAATGAATCCGAGGCTTTAAGAAACTGGTGTTATTATGATGAAGAAGGAAAACTTGATGGCCCCCTTTCTCGTTATTTTGAACAAGCAATAAAGATTGAAGGAACAAACAAATCGCAAGGCAAACATGCTGCTGGTGTAATTATTTCAAAACATCCACTAGCAGAAGTTTGTCCTATGATTAAAGATAAAGAAGGAAAAATGATTGCAGCGCTTGAAATGAATGACCTAGAAGCTATGGGCCACGTTAAATTTGATGTGTTAGGAATAGATTTATTAAGTAAAATTATGACTATTTGTTCTGATTCTGATTGATTTATGTGTATATTCTTATGTCATCTTTAACATAGGAGAATGCAATGAAAAAAAGAAAAGATATCACTAAAGAAAAACTACAACAAATGATAGTCGAAAATCTGAAAACCCAAAGAGAAACAGCGAAACACTTTGGAGTGTCAGAGGCATGTATTTCTAAAAAAATGAAAGAATTTGGAATACCAGTTGATAAAATAGAAAGATATTTCCATCGTAAATTTGGTAAGTTGACTCCATTAAAAAGAGTGGGGAAAGATAAATTTGGTCATGCGATACTTGAGTGTGTGTGTGACTGCGGAAGTAAAATAAATGTTAGAAATGACTCTTTGAAAAGCGGAAACACACAAAGTTGTGGATGCCAGAGAAAAACAGGAGAAAATCACGGGAACTACAAGGGTTATAAAAAACTACGAAGTCAACACTGGTCCAGTATCTTACATGGTGCTAAAAGAAGAAACTTAGAAGTTAAGATAACAATAGAAGAGGCATGGGAACAATATGAAAAACAAGATGGAAAATGTGCCCTAACAGGAAGAGACATATTTTTTGCCAAAACAAACAAGACAATAACTCAATCAACCGCATCTTTAGATAGAATAGATCCATCTAAAGGGTACACAAAGGAGAATATTCAATGGGTTCATAAAAAAGTAAACCAAATGAAATGGGACTTACAACAATTCGATTTTATACAAATATGTAAAGAGGTGGTAAAAAATGAAAGCAACAAAAGAAGATTATAAATCTGTTATCTTTTCTGGTTGCAGTATTGATCGTAAGGGTGTTTCGCTTTGCAATTTAGCAAATCATCATCCTAGATTGGCTCAATCTAATGAGTATCAAGTATGGTCACATAAAGATAAAGAGTTTAAACTATATAAAAATATAGATGAGGCTGTAGATAAATTTATTCAACTAACCCAAGGAAAATAAACAGTTCTCAAAGTGTTTTTGTGTATAATTCTTTGATACAACCTATTATTATCCAAAGGAGTTAAAATGCAACAAAAACTATGTAATGTATGTAAAGTCGAGAAACCTGTAAGTGAATTTTATAAAAAGGGTAATGGATATCAATATAGATGTAAGGAGTGCGTCAAAAAGAAGAACGCAATGGATAGGTATGACCTATGTGAATGCGGGAGTAAAAAAATAAAAACTTCTAAAACCTGTGTCGCTTGTAGAAATAACAATATGCGCGAACTTTATTCAGAAGAATTGATAAATCAGGTTTGTGATCTTTATTCACAGGGTAAATCCACTTGGAAAATAGCAGACATTCTTGGAACTCATCAGCAGAGAGTATATAGGTTATTAGCTAGAAAAGGTGTCATTTTAAGAGAAAACTCATTTGTTAATGATGGCTCAAGACATAGAGAAGAAAACCCACGATGGTCTGGATATAAGGGCATTAGTGGCAGTCAGTTTGGATCTATTAAAAGGGCCGCAAAATTAAGAGACATTACTTTTGAAATCACTATAGAGCAGTTATGGGATCTCTTTATCAAACAAGACGGAAAATGCGCCCTATCTGGATTGGAGCTAATTTTATCTAAAACCGATGAAGAAAGAATAAACGGCGGAACAACCGCGTCTTTAGACAGGATTGACAGCAACAAAGCATACACAATAAACAATGTGCAATGGGTGCATAAGATGGTTAATAGAATGAAAAGCAACTTTTCAGAAAACGATTTTTTGTATCTATGTTCTTTAATTTGTAAAACCTCTGGGGATAAAATTCCAGAGAATGGTAAACTAAATACTCTTTTAATGAAAAGGCGGAAAACATAATGGCAAACTACCGTGACCTGATCGTTCTGGATTTCGAGACCGGGGGGCGAAATCCATATACCTGTCAACCAACCCAGATCGCTGCTGTGGCGATCCATGCGAGGAAACTTGAACTCCAACCAGGGGGAACATTTAACAGCGAAATTCGCCCTATTATCGACGACGATAAGGCGATTGCTGCTGGTGTTGATCCGCTAGAAGATGAGGCCCTTCGCGTTACTAGAAAAAACAGGGACGATCTGGCAAAAGCTCCGCTTCCAAAAACAGTATGGAATAAGTTCTCCCAATTTGTTGATAAATATAATTTTAAAAAGACAAATTATTATGCCCCAATCGCCGCAGGTTGGAATATTAATGGATACGATATGCCCATCGTGGAAAGAATGTGTAAACAATATGGTCCCCATCACGCTAAAAGTGGTCGCCAAGGATTGTTTAATCCTATTTTCACCATTGATGTAATGCAACATATTTATTGCTGGTTTGAAAATAACACAGAAGTAAAAGGTTATGGCATGGATTACATGCGTGATTACTTTGGAATGAGTCAGGCCAGTAAAGACAACGCGCACGACGCGCTACAAGACGTTAAAGATACTGCTAATATCATGATTAAATTCATGAAACTACAAAGAACATTGCTACATAAAGTTAAATTTGAAAAGACATTTGCCAACGGGGATATTTATGTCTAATTTTGATATTAATAATTTTGAAGATGAAGAAGTCTGGGATTTAATTTGCGAAGGACGCACAAAGGGAGTCTTTCAACTTGAGTCAAACCTTGGAAAACATTGGGCAAAACAGGTTAGCCCCAGAAACATTAGTGAGCTAGCGGCTTTAATTTCTTTGATTAGGCCGGGATGTTTGAAGGCTTATACTGATGGCAAGTCTATGACCCAACACTACGCAGACAGAAAAAGGGGCTTAGAGCCTGTAGATTATCCCCACGAATCGCTTGAGCCAATCCTGAAAGAAACTTATGGGGTTTTGGTTTATCAAGAGCAGAGTATGAAGATCGCCCAGCAACTAGCTGGGTTTGATCTTAAAGAAGCGGATTCTTTGCGTAAAGCGATTGGTAAGAAAAAAGCTGGTCTTATGGAAGAAGTTAAAAAG